TGGGATGCAACAATAGCTATGTCTGAGATTAGGTCAGAAGCATAGTTGTTCTCGTCCATCAAGTCTTGGGTCTCTAGCCCAATGCCTGCTGCAAGCCCGTCTGCACTAACTTGTATGATAGGTGTCCCGTTTATGTTAACGCCTACCAAGATGTGTCCCTCTGTCGGAGGAGTGAGAGACAACTTTCCTACGCTGTAGGTGTACGTAGAAGTCTGTGGGGTTACGGTCTGCGTGCAGTCGTAGAACCCGTCATGATACGCATTAACTAGAAACATGTAGTCGTTAGGGAGAGGTGCCCTATCTACAAAGAACCCAGTGATAGACGGCCCGTAGTAGAAGCACTTGAGTCGTGCCTCCACTACTAGGGCTCGTAAATCGTCTATCCTTTTCTGAGATTGCTCAAAGCCGTCACGATACTTATTACCCGTTGGGGAATAGCGTTGCTTGATGAACCGATGCATTGCATTGTTCAACTCGTGATCTATCTCCTGCGGGAGGAGGTTGTCAACCTGGAAGGATGCAATCTTTTGCACCCCAAGGTTAACTGCTATGTGCATCTCTTCTATGGTCATTTAACCTCTTTGAGTTGAGCTCTCATGGCGTTTACTGCGCCAGAGTTCTTTTTGTTGTTAAAGTAAATGATGGCGTCTGTCATGTTCTCTCCGATGGTTTCGTCACCGTAGATCACCTGGTTTCCGATTGTGCGAAGCACTCCCTTCTCTACCATCTCTTCTAATTCTGCACGGACGTCGAGGTTCTTGTCAGTACTGTGCTTAAGGAAAGCCGCTGGCTTATCGTTCTTAATGCTGTACATCTGGTTCTCAACTTCCATGTCGGTCATCTTATCAGGAGTAGAACCCTTGACAAGGACACGCAGCAGTCTACGCATCTTATCGAAGTCAGACGAGATCTTGATAAACTCTTTGTCTGCTTCTTTCTTGACCTTCACCTCAGCATTTTTCTTAAGCAAGTCACGTTGCGGATCGTAGATGTAGAAACGCTTCTGGCCGTCAGCCTGCATCTGGGCTTCAGACTCTGCAACCTGTCTATGCTTGAGGCACCACTTGTAGGTGATGTAATCCATGACGTTCATAGGATTACCCTCCTCATCTGTAGTAATGTCCAGTTCTGCTCCTTCGAACGGAACTTTCAGTGACATCGTAGCCCAAAACTCTTTTTCTTGTCTAGGCCATGCTTCGTGTCCGGGTGGTACATCTAAGATGCTGGACAAGAGCTTGTGAGACTCTTCCCCTTCTACACCTCGTAATGGTTGTCTACCGATGTAAATACTACCGATTGCAACCTTGGCGCCTGCTCTTATCTCTTTAGGTAAGTGATTCAGGACTTCTTTTCTGCGGATAAATACTTTGCGCATGATTAATTGTTCTTTTGGAGTTTAGAAAGAATAACTAAGTTGTTCTTTTATAAAGAAGAATAACTTAAGCTTTTGTTGGTAAGCGGAGGGGACCACTCATTAGCAGCCCCCTCCTATGCAAACCAAACACAAATTACGATGCCACACACTGGAGGTCGAGCGAAGTATCGAATCTGCGGAGCAGGATACCAGCCGTCTTCAACATGTGTACAGATGCACCGTCTATGTCACTAGCGCGGGTGTCAGTTTCTGCGAAGCCCTTCGGCACAACAGAACCAGCAACACACCAGCGCAACATTTCACGACCCTTCTTATTGATCATCTGGAGGTTGTTTTCTCCGTCGTAAGAAGACTGGTCGACAAACGTCATTCTGTAGGATTCCAGCGGCAAGCCAGTCTCAGGGTGCTTCTTAGAAGCCTGAGCGACAGGACCGTGGTCAAACAACGGAACCTTAACCACATTCACGCGGTGACCATCAACGTGGTCGTAAGACGTGAAGTAACCAGTGATACCTAAGCTACGACCGCTGCCGGTGATAAACTTAGCCTCAGTGGTACGCAGGTACGCGTTGTTAGAATCGCTGTAGTAGTTACGCAGAGCTCTATCGAACTCACGTGCGCCACCAATACCAGTGAAGAGAGTGACTTGCTTGTCCGTAGCATCGGTCATGCCGTAGAACAGGTCACCAATCACGTTCTCAATCTTCTTCTGGGTCAACGTAGAGTAGGTGTCCTTGTTGATGATTTGCTCAAACAGACCAGGACCAGCAAGAACTGGCTGACCGTTTTCGTCAATCATTTCGTTAACACCATTGCTACCGTAGGTCTTCTGACCGTACCAGTAGTACATCTCACACTCTTCCTTAAACTTGAGCATGTGGCGGTACTCCTCGTAGTCCATCCACAACTTGGTGGTGGAGCCTTCTCTCAGCGGGAGCTCGAACTGAGCGACATAGTCCTTAGCGTTACCAGACATGTGGTAAGACTTACGGACCGTACCGATCTTAGAACGAACGAGGCCAGGTGCCGTCCAGTTGGAGGCGTTACCTCTCGAGAAGTCGATTCCCACAGAAGCGAACAGCATTCCGAACAAAGCACCGTTACCAACGTCAGCAGCAGGCATGCTAGCTTGGTCAGGAGAAACGAGCTTCAGGGAGTACTCATAGCCACCTGCCACAGGACGGGGCTCCTCCATGATGCGAGCGAGCACACCAGACTGAGACACGAGAGTGTAGGGGAAAATGAAGAACTTGTCCGGGAAGGTCAGCTTGAAGATTTGTCCGTTAGCGCCTTGTGCAGCCGTCAAGTTGGTTGCGTTAGACACGGGGCGGACATTCACTTCGTGAGTTTTCACACGGTACTCATACTCAAAGCGGTCGATGGAGCGAGCGTTACCCACACCTTCCGTCATGAAAGACAGGGGGAACTTCTTCTCCTCGCGGCCTGCGAGGTGAGTAATAATAGGAGAGAGCTCTTCGGGCTTCTCCATAAGAGCATTGACCAACGAGTTGGTGTCGGTCATCTGCTGGTCGTTGTAGTACGTTTTCAGTACTTGCGTTAAAGCCATAGTTTTCGAATTTTAGTTGTTTATTGTAATATGCTGCCGAGATCCAGTTGATCGAAGTCGACGTTCCTGGAACTACGTTGTTGTTTGCGAGCACTCTTGACTCTCTCCTCGTTTGAAATAATTCTATTTCTCAGATTGCGAGCTGCTTGAGTCTTCGCCTTTTTTTCGATTATTCCGTTCAGGTCAAACCCACTATACAGCATATAATCTATAGCTAGTTTGACATCCGTTCCCGCTTCCTGATAATCCAGGTCACGTTGAGTTTCTCCATTATCACCTACGGGTTGGGATATATAATCGAAGAAGTTTGATTTCTCTCTATCTGGGATCTTAACACCAGCAAACTCGTTCCCTGATTCGATGTGGTCCGCGACCTCACCCCAGAACTGCTGCTGTTGTTCTTGCTGTTCTTCGTACTCCTGTTGCTGTTGAGCCATCAGCTGCTGTTGTTCCTCTTGTTGGAACTTAACAAGATGCTGCTTTGCTTTCTCAGCGTTGTTGTACAGTCTCCCAGATGCTTCATACGTCTCAATGGTGTCTTGTATGAATTCAGTATCGTGGCCTTTAGTCTGAAGGTACTGAGCCAACACTGCACGTTGCATGTTGACGTCTTCCTCGTTGACTTCGATAGCACTGTAGTCTACCTGTTGGCCCTGGCTTTGAAAGAACGCACGGGAATCACCTCCCGCTAGTACGTAATCAAGATGTTGTTGAACCTCAGGGAATTGTTCGAACAGTGACTGCAGCTGATCTTCTGCTGCGTTCTGACTGATGTCTCTAACGAAGTTCGTAATACCTTCAAGTGAGTCATCGTAGTCACCTTCTAATTCAAATCCTAATGTGCGGGCTACCTCGGCAGCTACACTAGCAGGTTCTCCGTCTTCTTCTTCTTCGTGCTCGTCTTCTACGTAGGTTTCTTCTTCCTCAGGCTGCTCATAATAATCATCATCAGCATCTTCGTCCCCCACTTCTGGGTCTACGTTTTCGTCTTGCACTTCTTCCTCAACTTCTTGAGGAACTTCTTCGACGACGTCTTGGACGTCCTCTACTGTTTCGACCCCATCACCGATCACATTGTCAAGTGTCAGAGAGTCAATATTTAACTTGTCGTCTGGTTGCATGTCTACAAATTTAATTAGTTAATTAGCTTGTTTCTTGTAAAATTATTTTTTACAAAAGCCCTTATAATATATCACTTCCGTAATCTGAAGTATTTTCTCATTGGTCCTCCTCTACGCTTTTTTTGCAGTTCAAAAAAGTTTGGTTTTGGCTCCATGAAGTAATAATCACGGAGATTGTCTTGCGCAATGCCCCTCATGCTCTCTCTAAACTCTAGCCTTGCGGCTTCTTCATCTTTGCGTCTATTGTGCCCTTTGTACCACACGTCTTCAAGAGAAGCTTTACCTGCACCATAAGCTTTACCTGGGGCAGGTCCTTCTATCAAATCACCCATGTACAGCATGTCTTGCTGCGTCCCAGTTAAGGTGTCAGCTCTAGACGTGCCTTCTGACCGCTGTAAGTCTCTTATAAATCCAGGAGTCTCCAACCCCATATAAGATGCCAAACTATCTACTCTGTTGGCTGCAGTCAAAGTCGAGGGCTTGTCGTACATGTATTTGCCTCGACCAACTCCGGGAACCAACTGGCCGTACGTAGTAGACGTGGAGTCTTTATCTTTTACTATCTGCACAGCGTTAGGCTGCATTCTTTGGTGCGCCCCAGTTTCGTGGTAAGCAATGGTATCTCTAACCGCCCCTGCATCTAATATTCCCTGCCTATGCTCAGAGATGAGATCCATGGCATTCAACGTAAGAGTATCCCCAAACTGGTCGGGCCCGTACTCTCTGTCTATAAAGTCCATAGTATCTTGGAACTTTATGCCTCCTGACTGCATCTTCCTAGGCACGTACTGCAGTTGATTCTCCCCAAAGTATCCTGTGGGATTAGCTATCATCTTGCGCTCAGGACTAAGCATCTGAGACATGAACTCTAGCTTAACTGTAGGGTGCTCTTTGGACTTAAGTAGCATCCCAGTTTCATGGTCTACTGAAGGATAGTGACCTGTGGCGTCAGGCTTGTAACCGAGCTCTTTGGCTCTGGCCATATTATAGTCACCGCCTGCTTGCATGTTAGCAGGAGTCTCAATGACTGTCCCGCGTTGAGGGCCAGTAGGAAGGTTTTGCACACCAGGTGGTACATTCTCGTATGACTTGACTAAGTGTCCCTGCTCGTCGTACTTCTCTATATTGATCGGGGCTTTCATCCCGACCGTATTGAATGGGGTATTAGGAGGAACATTAGGGAATATCATACTTTGAGAAATGTTCCCAGCCTGATGTGCAGGTCTCAATCCTTGCTGTTGTTGCTGCGGTGTTTGCGCAACCGGTATATTATTTTGTTGCTCGAATTGCCCAAGTAGGTCAATACCCATGTCGTACGCTCTGAAGACATCCAGGATAGAGCCTGGATACCCAGACTGCCTGTGTCTCATCAACAACTGTCTTCTAGTAGCGTTGTCCATTACTCGCCGTTAGGTTCGATATCGCCTTCTTTATCTAATGCTTCGCGCTTCAAGTCGATCTCCTTCAGCTTGATGTCGTAGTCTTGTACCACCTTCTGCAGGTCTATGTCCAAACGGTTAGCTTGGTCTTTGGCCTCTGCATTGATGAGAGCAATCTCGATATCCTTCTGCCTGTCTCTGTCTTTCTCTTGCGCTTCTTGCTGCATCTTCGCCTGATCCATCTGCATCTGCTGCTGAGCCTGTTGTTGCTGAGCTTGTTGCTGTGCAGCTTCGAGTTCTGCTCGTGCAGCTTCTGCCTTTCTAAGCTTCTCTTTAATGCCGGTGAAGTTCTCCGTGTCCATGAGATCCAGGACTGCAGATGCAGGCATTCCGTTCTGTATCATAGCCTGAGACAGCTCACGTGCCTGTCTGATATTCTCTTGGTCTCTGCCTGCGTCAGACATAAAGATGCCGTATTCACTCTCCATGTGCCCAAGAGAGTCAAGGTCTAAGTATTGCATAGACGTATCGGGGAGGACGTACATTCCTTTCTTCCCAGATATCCAGGCTTCTTTAGAGTAATCAAGCATGCCCTGTAACTCTCTCTGCTCAAAGCGAGAGAACTTACGGAACAGGTCCTCGGTAATATGGGAGGACTGTACGATTGCTTGTTGTGATGCTCCCTTGCCTTCGTATGCACCAATACTTCCTTGTCTCTGTCTGTTAACTCCAGAGATCTTCTCCCACTCCTGCATTGTAGTCTCAAGCAAGAGAACGTATTGTTCTATCGTTTTGATAGACATGTCCAATACAGACTGGTGCTGCGGTGAAAGCTGTATGCCTTCCTTGTTGTAGTCAACCCACGCGATACCTGTACCTTCGACGTAGTACATGAACTTATCTAGATCCCACTTCTTGGGAATCATGTTGATGTCGAACTGTGCAATGATGTCCTTACTACGTGCAATCGCAAGCTCCATGCGGTACTTGAAGATGTTGTAGTTAATCTGGAACGGGATACCAAGACTCACCAACGAGATGTTGCTAGAGTTGATATCCGAATACTTGAATCCGTTGATGGGGAGCTTGCACACAGAAGGATTGTCGATGGACGTACGCTGGTTGGCAATGGGAGACAGCTTGACGTAGAATCTGCCGTCAATCTTAGTTCCTTCCCATACCTCGTTTACCCACTCGTACTTGATCTTGGCCCCCATCTCCTTCATCTCGGCAGAGAGCTTGTAACCTTCTTCCACTTCAAACTCCTCAATCATCCCAGTCTGGTTGTCTTGGTAAGACACAAAGCCAATACGCTTACGGCTCTTCCAGTATACAGTTACGACTTCTACGAGTCTGTTCCTGTAGATGTTGTCGTCTGACCCCGTGGCCTCTGAGCGGTAAAGCAGGTACGTATCCACGGACTGGTGCTTGGGGTCTTCTAGTTGTAGGACTTGTTCTTCAGTGAGGTAGTCCCCAAAGTGATCGACGACCGTGGCTGCGTGCGAGTAGCGTCTCACTATTGCCCAGTCCCCGTCTTCAACAAACTCCACATCTGGGTCCTTGTCGAAGTCAATGTCAATGGGATTGATTACATCGTAGAACGGCTCAGCTCTGCGGACACCTTTGTGAGAGTACGTTTCCCCAGATACCAAGAAGTGGAAGAACTGCTTCTGGAACTTATCGTACATCTCCTGCTCGTACATGATGTAGTTCATTGCCGCTTGGCCTTTGATGGCGCGGTCATCTACGTATGTACGTTCGAATTGTTCAGCAACTTGCTTAGGGAGCAGCGGCTTTTGTTGCTGTGCTTGCTGTGACTGGAGATCTTTGGGTTCTGCTATCTCTTGCAGGAACATAGACTCTACCGCCTTCTTTATCTGCTCTGTCTTTGCCTGTTGCTTCAGGCTGATGCTGTCTGCATTCTTTACAGTCACACTGTAATTGAGAGGTCTCTTGGACTTCTCCCCCAAAAGCAGATCGATAATCGGCTTGATAATAGGGTAGTTTCTCAGCTTCGACGGGAAGTTCTCTCGACTCTTTCCGTATGGTTTGATTACATATCTGTAGTCAGTCTCATCGACTTCTCCGTTGTAATAATCGTATAGTGCTTTCAGATTGCTGCGTCTTTCGCTCAATCCGAACTTAGATATATTGATGAAAGCGTCCACACATTCCTCTCTCCACTTCTTAGTCTTCTTACTTAACGGTAGTCTTTGCTGCGGTATTTTTGCTGCTCCGTACATTCTTGTAAAAGTATAAAATTTATCGATAGTTCCTGTCGAACCAGTCGTCCTGGGACATATCGTTGATGGTTTCTACGACCTCTTTATTATATAGCTCTCTGGTGTGATACATGCCTACCATAAACGCCATGACACGGTCGAAGTTACCCTTGTGGTTAAATTTAATTAATTCTTGCAATAATCCAACGTCATAAATCTCATGCAAGTTAAGCCTTATATTCCCATCTTCGTCACTGCTTCTTGGGGATATTAACCAGTCTCTTATATAGAGTTCTCCTTGTCGCTTACGTTGCTCTGTCATATGCATGCCGTACTGACGTCGTACGTTCCTGCTGCGCAGTTCTTTCTTGTCTAGCATCTCAAACTCCTCTTGGAGCTTGTGGAGTTTACGGTAGCGTTTAGCGTACGCTATCAACTCACCGCGATCGTTCTCAAACCCAATCTTCGCATTGTAGTAATCAGCCAGCATGAATAGGTTTCTGTTGTATTCATCCTGCGTCTGTGGTCTGCCTACGTAACTAGCCACAATCATATCGTCCGGTTTGGATAGATTGTTGGGTCGTTTGATTACATACGCAGCACCAAGCGACTGGTTGCTTGTAGACTTGCTTTGTGCGTAAGGGTCATGGCAGATAACGTACATGTTGTGCGGTACGTTTCCGTCCTGTGTCTTCCAGGGGTTCTGGTATATAACCACACCTCCCGTCAAGTCATCGTCTTTCCTGTGTGGGAACTTTGTTATTGGCTTGACTGATGGGTCTGGTCGAAAGTCTACTTGTTCTCCGCTGTAATACAAGACTCCTGCTGTGCCTTCCTTCTCCAGATTGTGTGCCTTGAC